GGTGGGGACCGCGCGAAAACAATCTGGGCTATATTGTAAATTTGGGTAGTCATTTCATGGGGTTATCTTTTTCAATATCAACCCGAAACATCCGTTTTTGGATGCCCGTGAGCGCCACGAGATTGCCATTTAATCCATTTTCTCTCCTATCCGATACCGAGGGCGCATGACTCTGATTTCTCTTCGCGCCTACTCGCGACATCGAGGAGTTACTCTTCGCGCGGTTCAGAAGGCGATCGAGTCCGGACGTATCGAAACCGTTGAAGACGAGAAGGGGCGCAAGAGAATCAACCCGGAGGACGCAGATCTTCGATGGGATGTGCTCACGGATCCAGCAAAGCAGCGAGAAAAGCCTCCAGGTGTCGCACCCGTTCATGAGGTGATTGATGATTCTGTAATGGAGGGCGACACCATTGATGACATTCCCCCCGATGAAGTCACTCTGAATGATTGCCCCGACCCTGATGATCCGAAAGACGCGCGCGAAAAGCGTCACGATTATTTCAAGGCCCGCGCGATGCGCGAAGCCTACCAGGCCGAACTCTCGAAGCTCAATTATCAGCAGAGGTCCGGCGAGCTTGTTGAGGTCGCGAAGGTGCGGTCTGAGATCTTCGATCTGACCAGGAAAACCCGTGACGCGATTCTTAACGTACCGAACCGGATCGCAAGTCAGCTCGCATCCGAGACAGATCCGACGAAGGTCCATAATCTTTTGAACGAAGCACTTGTCCGCGCGCTTGAGGAGCTCATCGATGCCGGCCGACGCACGTGAGATCGTAAAAGAGACGTTCTGGTCTGGCCTTGAGCCAGAGCCGATCCTTACTGTCTCCGAATGGGCGGATCGTTATCGTATGCTCAGCCAGAAGTCATCCGCGGAGCCAGGACGGTGGAGAACCAGCCGAACCCCGTATCTCAAAGAGATCATGGACTCGCTCTCTCCTTCCTCTCCGATTCAAGAAGTCGTTTTTATTAAGGGCGCACAGGTCGGTGGTACGGAAGCCGGAAATAATTGGATCGGATACGTGATCGATTACGCTCCTGGACCGATGATGTCGATTCAGCCCACTGTCTCGATGGCCGAGCGAAACTCAAAGCAGCGGATTGCTCCCCTTATTGACGAGACTCCGAAACTCCGCGTTAAGGTCCGCGACTCTCGAGCCAAGGAGTCTGGAAGTACCACACTCGAAAAGGACTTCCCGGGGGGCCGACTGGTTATGACCGGCGCCAATTCTGCGACAGGTCTCCGCTCTATGCCGGCTCGGTATATGTTTTTGGACGAAATCGACGGCTATCCGGATGACGTCGACGGAGAAGGAGATCCCATTGACCTTGCCGAGGCACGCTGCAGAACGTTTTCTCGAAGGAAGATTCTAAAGGTCTCCACACCCACTACAGAAGGAAGGAGCAAAATACAGCGTGCTTATGACGCAAGCGACAAGCGCAGGTATTGGGTTCCCTGTCCGCACTGCAAGGAGTTCCAGTTCTTAAAATGGGGTCAAATGAAATGGCCAAGTGGAGATCCCAGCAAGGTGCGCTATGTGTGCGAGCACTGCGAGAAACAAATCGACGAACATCACAAGACTCGAATGCTAGAGCTCGGAGAATGGCGTGCAGAGGAACCAGGAGCAGGCGGTGGTAAGATCGCTGGCTTCCATCTCAACTCTCTCTATAGCCCCGTAGGTTGGTTTTCGTGGGGGGATGCCGCTAAGGCATGGGAGAAGGCTCAAAAGAATCACCTTGCCCTCAAGAGCTTCGTCAATACGGTGCTTGGAGAGACGTGGAAGGAGCGCGGAGAGGCTCCAGAATGGCAACGCCTCTATCATCGACGCGAACAGTACCCGATCGGGACAGTTCCACTCGGCGGAATATTCATCACGGCCGGCGTCGACGTTCAGAAAGATCGACTCGAGGCTGAGATCGTTGCATGGGGACGAGGAAAAGAAAGTTGGTCTGTTGATTACCGAGTTATGCCCGGAGACACAGCGACAGAGGTTCCTTGGCTAGCTCTCGATGCGCTACTCAATGAGCAGTTTCTCAATACGCGTGGAGAATACCTTCCGATCAAGGCCATGGCTATCGACACAGGATTTCAGACCCAGCAGGTCTATACCTGGGCTAGGCGCCACCCAATTTCTCGCGTTTTCCCCGTAAAAGGTCGAGAAGAGATCCCAGTTGTTGTCGGACAACCTACCGCTGTAGACCTTCGTCCAGACGGTAAACGTATCCGCCGCGGCGTTAGGATCTGGCCCGTCGGAGTTAGTGTGATCAAATCCGAACTCTACTCATGGCTGAGACTTGAGAAACCCACTAATCCTACAGAGATGATGCCTGCTGGATTTCTTCATTTTCCTGAGTATGGAGAGGACTATTTTCTCATGCTCACTGCTGAACAGATTATCGCGAAGGTGGTTAAAGGTTTTCGAAAATATCACTGGGAGAAAATTAGAGACCGTAATGAGTCCCTTGACTGCCGGGTGTACGCCAGGGCAGCCGCATCAATTCTAGGAATAGATCGATACAACGATCGTCACTGGGATCAGATGGACCCTCTTGGAGCAAACAGAAACAAAGTAACTAAACCTGTTCCTGCTTCTTCGCCTTCTCCTGTCCCACAAGTGGCATCACCGCGCCGTCGCAGTTCTTCGTTTTGGAATCGGTAGAAAATATCTCAATAAAATGCTTGCGCTAAAATTCCGCTCACCCTGAGCCTTGCCATAGGAATCAAAAATCCCGAAAGGTGCGTTGATGGCCGGATTTTCACAAGCACAACTTGATGCACTTGAGGCTGCTATCGCCCAAGGGGTGAAGACCGTTCGGTATGGCGACAAGCATGTTGAATATCAGAGCACTCAGGAAATGCTTCGTTTGCGCGACCTTATGAAGCGAGAACTCGGACAGAGCGCGAAAGATCAGCGACATTTTCCAACATTTTCGAAGGGTTTTTGATGGCAAACTGGATGGATAAAGTCATCTCGTATGTCTCCCCTGTGTCTGGAGCAAAGAGAGCAAGAGCTCGTGCTGTCGAGAGAGCTGTTTCAAGACTCACCAGAGGCTATGACGGAGCATCTTCTGGTCGCAGAACTGGCGGATGGACTACTGCGTCCACTTCGGCAAATACGGAAATTCAGGGCGGACTCATTCACCTTCGCAATCGCGCGCGCGATTTAGTTCGCAATGATCCATATGCCGCTCGAGCTGTTCAGTCATTCACAGGTAACCTGGTTGGTCCTGGCATCAATCCAAGTCCGAAGCACAAAACAGAGTCACGTGCCGCACTTGCGATGAAACTTTGGAAACAATGGGCCGAGACAACTGCGTGCGATTTTCACGGTCATCATGACATGTATGGTCTTCAGGCTCAAATGGCGCGCGCTATTTTTGAGTCCGGAGAGGTTCTCGTTCGCCGAATCCGCATGCCCTCCAGTGCCGGACTTCCGGTTCCACTTCAGATCCAGATATTGGAGGCTGACTACCTAGACGCCATGAGGAACAACCTGACAACTCAGGATGGCGGATACATCATGCAAGGTGTTGAGTACGATAAAAACCAGAAGGTTGTCGCTTACTGGCTTTTCAAACGCCACCCAGGAGATATCGGGCTTCCTCTTGGGGGGCTCGTTTCCGAGCGTGTCGATGCGAGCGAGATTCGACACATCTACAGAGTTGATCGGCCTGGTCAGAATCGTGGATCATCTTGGTTCGCCCCAATTCTTTTGAAGCTTCGTGATTTCAACGAATATGAAGACGCTCATCTTGTGCGTCAGAAGATCGCTGCATGTTTTGCTGTTTTTACGATGGACGCAGAACCAGTAATCGATGTTGCTGAAAATCCTACGAGTGATCTGACGGATAGGGTCGAACCAGGAATGATGATGAACCTACCCCCGGGGAAGGATGTCAAGTTCGGAAATCCTCCAGGTGTCGATGGCTATTCTGATTACTCGAAAGGAATTCTCCGAGGAGTCGCCGCTGGTTTAAATATGCCCTACGAGGTCCTCACCGGCGACCTATCGAATGTAAATTTTTCATCTGGCCGCATGGGATGGTTAGAGTTTCATCGCAACCTTCAACAGTGGACATGGGGACTTTTTATCCCTCAGGCCTGCGATCCAATTTGGGAATGGTTCATTTCTGCGGCGATTCTTATCGAGCCAAAGGTTGAAGGCGTCGACGTTGAGTGGACACCCCCGCGCAGGGAGATGATCAACCCAGCGGATGAGATCAAGGCGGCACTTATTGGCATCCGAGGAGGAGTACAAACCCGTTCCGACTTCATCCGCTCTCA